TCAAGAACATTTTCGCGATATTTACCATCTAATAATATTCCCAATGACAGTAATATATTTTTTTCATTGAGTACATTATAATCACCCGTTATAAAATATCCTGTATGAGTTCCGTCAATTGGGTTAAATCCTGGTCCAAATGTAACCCCACTCATGTCAGGTATTAAATGTTGACCTGAAATGTCTGCAAATTCTACATCTTGGGGTAAATAATTGTATGGCCAATTCGTGTAATTACTCCATTCATTTCTCATATTAATATCACTTCTCTGGAAATACCACATCCATGATGATACCATACCCATTGAATTTTCCAATTTTACACGCTGACTACCAGTAATGTTAAAATATTTCCAATCGTATACAGACTTAAATAGATATTTTTGTTCTTTGGCTGCAAAAACTTTCGACTCTTCTTCTGTTAAAAATCCATAGGTAGAAATTAAGTGGACATCGGCATTCCAATCGGTTCGTTTGTCTTGATATGATGTTGTAGTATTTAATGATATATCTGGGGGTGGTTGTAAAAAGCGATAAAACTGATGATATGGGTTATTAAAATTGGGTTGAATATATGGAAACTCGTTATCTTGATCTTCAACATCTCGAATAATAATTAATTCCTGTACTGGTCTTAGTGTAATATTTATTTCTAATTCATTGTATTGAAGTGCGACAAGTGGAAATGCCATTTTAGCAGCCAATGTAAACCAAAAATTAATAGGTATATATAATTTCCTAGCACGTATAGATGGTTCAGGACCCTGTTGAAGAGAAGTATAATACGCATTAGGATATGAATTGATTCGCGATGACGTATTTCCAGGATCATTTAATTCTGCAACATTACCGGTCATATTGTCATACAAGTCTTTCTTTACATTGCTGAAATCACGCTGAACCATGGCCAATAAATAAGCACCCGAATAACGATTCAGTATTTGTCCACCTACTGTAATTTCTACTTCTTCAATCATCTGAGTTCCCAAATTATCAATCCATTTGAACTCGTAAGGCGCCCAATTATGAGAGGCATCAATAGGTGGAATAATTGGACTCCAAATCGTGGGTAAATCAATGACTAAATACGTATCCATGAGTAGTTCAGCATAACGCTTCATTCTAAAGGTAAATTTAGATGATTCAGTCATTCGCAATTTTCGCAATCCATCAAAATCCAATCGAAATTTCTGTAAACCAAAATTTGTATATTTTTTATAAGTTGTTTTAAAAAATGTTTTTGATGGATTTCCGTTTAAATATACATTTTGATTTCCATAAGCAACAATATTTAATAGTCCTCCTGGCATATATATTTATCCTACAATATTATTTAACTTTTTATATTGATAAATATATTATTATTCGATAAGACTAGTAAAGAACAATATAGTAAAACACTAAGGAATCCAAACATTTAGATAATTCCATATAATTTTTTCATAATGTATTATAAGATGACTACAGCGAATAAAATAAAAGACCATGCGAAAAACGCAATGGAATTTATAAAGCGCAATAAAACAGCAAGTATCAAGTATATGATTTATTTTATTATCGTCATGTTATTAATCATGTTTTTTACTTATACCATACAAAAAATACGGTTAAAAACGAATAATAACACTACCCTTTCTAAACTGTATGCAGATTTTCCTCGAATAAGTACATTAAATACAAACGATGCGGCCTATCAGTATTTACTAAGAGATTATTATATAAAAACCGCTTATAATTGTTGTTGTGGGGGGCAATTTAAAAACGATTATGTAGATGTATTGCCCCTAAAAAAATGTATATCACAGGGTGCTCGTGTACTAGATTTTGAAATATATTCATCACTTGACGATAAACCAATCATTGCAGCAGCATCTATAAACAACGTCAATGTTAAAGAAATGTATAATGAAGTTTATTTAGAGGAAGCCTTAAAGGTAATTAATAACAATGCTTTTAGTGGCGGAACATGTCCTTGTCCAAACGACCCGTTAATTTTACATTTCCGCATTCAAAGCAATAACGATAAAATGTACAAAAGTATGGCCGAAACTATCTATAATACAATTAATCCTAGATTATTAGATAAAGAGTATAGTTATCAATATTCCGGATTTAATTTAGGGGCAGTACCACTTGAAAATCTAATGGGTAAAATTGTTATATCAATTGACAGAGCAAATCCGAAATTTGAAACAACTCCTCTAAATGAATATGTAAATATAGCGTCTAATTCCATGTTTTTAAGAGCGTCAAGAGCCTACGATATTAAATTTACACCTGATTCAAATGAGTTAATAGAATATAATAAAAAATTTATGACCATTAGTATGCCTGATTTAAGCGCATATGATACAAATGTAGATGCATCATTACATATGAAATATGGCGTACAATGTGTTGGAATGTGCTTTCAAAATTTTGATTCGAATATGGAGTTCTATACTTCATATTTTGATAAATACGGTCATTCGTTTGTACTAAAACCAGATGAGTTGCGATATATTCCGGTTACAATCAAGAAACCCGACCCACAAGATCCCAAACTTTCATTTGCCCCTAGAGATACCAAAACAGATTTCTATTCGTTCAGTGTATAAAAAGAATTTTTCTAATCAATAATATCATATCATATAATATCATATAATTGTCCACCTCGGCGAATTATATGATAAATCAATAGTTTTTATACCGGTAATATATATAGATATACAATGAGTAAATGTACTACAAAAATGACATTGGAGGAAAAGGAAGTTGCTATATTGCGCGACGCGGTAGATGTTGCTGAGAAAAGAAAAGGAAGAAAAACTTTGAGCGACCCGGATGTTAAAAATATAATCTCAATTTTAGAAGACTTTTTAAAACGAAAACGATTGGTATGTTATGGTGGTACGGCTATTAATAATATTCTTCCACTAGAAGACCAGTTTTATGATAAGGATATTGAGATACCAGATTATGATTTTTATAGTCCAGATGCCTTATCCGATGCAAAAGAATTAGCCGATATATATTACAAAGCAGGATTCCAAGAAGTAGAGGCGAAAGCAGGAGTTCACCACGGTACATATAAAGTGTTTGTTAATTTTATCCCAGTTGCCGACATAACCTACTTAGATAGACCGTTATTTAAACGGGTACAAAAAGACGCTATTCGTGTATATGGTATATTATACTGTGCTCCTAATTTTTTAAGAATGAATATGTATTTAGAATTATCAAGACCATCCGGAGATATCAGTCGTTGGGAAAAGGTATTAAAACGCTTAATATTATTAAATAAAAATTACCCTCTGCGTGGTAAACAATGTGACCCAGATATGTTCCAGCGTGAGTTTGAAAAAATTGATTTTAAAGAAGAAGAAAAATTGTATTATATTGTGCGTGATTCGTTTATTGATCAGGGTCTGGTATTTTTCGGAGGGTATGCGAGTTTCCTTTATTCTAGTTATATGCCAGCGAAACAAAGAAAAATGTTTCAAAAGACTCCCGATTTTGACATCTTATCCGAAGAACCAGAAAAATCAGCGATAATGTTAAAAGAACGATTAGAAGACTTTGACTACAAAGGTATTAAAATAATTAAACGCGATGGTATTGGTGAACTGATTGCTCCTCATTATGAAATCAAGGTAAAAATTGATAAAATAGAAGAGACTGTTGCTTTTATATACAAACCATTGGCTTGTCATAGTTTTAATGTTATTAAAAAAGGGAAAAAGACAATTCGTGTTGCCACAATTGATACCATGTTAAGTTTCTACTTTGCATTTTACTATAGTGATCGCGATTATTATGATGAAAATAGAATATTGTGTATGGCGCAATATTTATTCGATGTTCAACAAAAAAATAGACTTCAACAGAAGGGTTTGTTGAAACGATTTAGTATTAATTGTTATGGAAAGCAAGAAACATTAGAAGAGATGAGAAATATAAAGTCTGAAAAATACAAAGAATTAAAAAGTAAACGGAATTCATTAGATTATGAGTCATGGTTTTTAAGATATGTACCATTTGAAGTTAAAATGGGAAAGGAAAAGGAAAAGGAAAAGGAAAAGGAAAATAACAAAATAAAAATAGTGAATAGTAAATTAAAACGCGACGAAAAGAAGGTTAAATCACTTGACAATAAACTAAAGATCTCGCGCAAACGATTAAAAAACAAACGCAATAATAGAACTAAAAAAAAGAATAAAGGTAAATCAAAATCGCGGTCAATTCGAAGGATTGGTGACATTTTTAATATGTTATAATTACTGTACTGACATATAGATAATAATATCATTCCATAAATTTTTCAAAATAAAAGCATTTTGTTTTATAATATTTTTATTTTTCATTTGTTTTGGAATAAATTGTTCTAATTGTAATATGGTTCGAAATAGATAAAAAATAAGAGTATATAATGATTCGCGAATTCGAAAATAAAAAATGTCGGTAATATTCCAATCATTTACATAGCTACAAAGACTATTTGCATCTCCTGTACAAATAAAATTATGAATATCATGTAATCCCTCCATCAACCTAGGATATATATTTTTTTCGTTTTTAATGTAAACCATTTTGAAAATCTTATTCAATCCTTGTAAATTAATAAACAATATTTTCTTGCGTGTATTCTTTTTAAACATATATGGAAAGGCGCCATCTATACATCCATCTTTATCGACGATATTTCTATCAATCAAATAAGGAACATACATTGATTTTATAATACTGTCAATCAAATCGTCTACTGAATTATAACTTTTTTTTACAATCTGTCTGCCTTTATTCGTATCAAAATATGTTAAATAAAATCGCTTGTTACACTTTGATAAATCTGATTCTGATAAAGATGAAGACAATGTATGTTTGAATAATTTCATCATTTGTTTTAAATCTTGATGTTTTCTTATTTTCATAATACACATGATTGTTAATTCTTTGGCTAAATCCAGTCTGTTTAATAAATACATGGCTCCTAAGAATGCTCCAATACTACAACCGGATACTCGTTCTATTGTTATTTTATTTTGCTCTTCCAATTCTTTTATATAATATAATGATCCCAACATATAAATTCCGTTAAATGCTCCACCATCAAGTACAATATCCAATTTGTTAACATTACTTGTATTAGATGCTACTTGTTCTGGG